GACGATATTCCGACATGAGGGCACCAGTGATGGTGAAGTTCGGGTTCGTCGCTCCAGTGGCCTGTGAGTCGTGTTTGACGGTTACTGTGGTGGCAACGCCAACAAGAGCAGTCAAAGTTGCGTGAACTTTAGTGGCTGCAAAGTCTTGGTTGAATGAGATTGTCACTGTGTTGTTCTGCAAGCCACCAACAAACTGATGTCCATTGACACTGGTTGCTGACATGGCAGTGGATTCGACTGAATCAACAGCCTGAACCAATTCCACGTTTGTGACGTATGAAGTTAGGTCGATTGCGTTCACAGTTACTTGAACATCTTTGAGTACGAAAATAGCCATGACTATTCAGCCTCTGCTTTCTTGGTTGTTTTGGTGGTTGGTTCGATATGGCCCGCATTGACGAGAGCCTCAATCGAGGAACCTTGCAGCTCCTCATCGGTGATTGTGTCGCCAGACGATTTGCCTGCGACAAGTTCTGAAATGACTTTGTAAGTTGCCATGTGTTCCTTATGGGTATGCCACCCACGGCACCGTGACGGTGTACGCGGGTAGTTCTTGATTGCCTACGGTATAAACCGTGGGGGTGGCGTCTGTTGCTGAAGTTGCATCGATAACCATGTCCATGGTGTCTAAAAGCGCTATGAGGGCATCTAGGTTGCCGGGTGGGGGCATCAATACATTGACAGGGAAAGAGAGCGACAACTGGTTTGTGGTTGAACGGGTCACTTGGGGCGGGTCAATAATGACTGAAAGCGGGCGGGCGTTACGGGAGTCAGAGACAACCACAATGCCAGCAGTTTCGAGCGTTGAAACCAGCCGAAGGCGGGCATCATTTGTACGGCCCATTATGCGACCTGTGCTCGGTTACAACCCCAGAGCCTGAGAATGTCACCCATAGCAACAGGGTTGTTTCCTGAGGCAAGGGTTTCGTAGGACTGGAATGAATCTCCGCCAGCAGAACCGCGCGAACGGTACAGCTGTGCAGCCATCATTGTGGTGCCGAGTTTGACGTCTGCACTTGGTGCCGTAGCAAGCACATCAGAAAAATATCCTGCAGCGCGCCTTCTACGGAACGCAAGCGCGTTCGCTGCATCCGTGCATACAGTGACGAACGCTGTGTCATTTGCGGTGGCTGGTGAGACACCTAAGAATGACAAAACATCATTGTTCACAATCCATGTGCAAGTGCTGGTGTAGGTAATTGTTGCCGTGTTGGGAGCTGTGTCCCGTTGCACGTCACTGCCAGCGTCAAAGTAGATGACTTGGTTCTCGCGGAAAACATTCCAGTCGAACTCCAAGTCACCCTCTGGGCCGACACCTATGAACTCGTAAGGCTCGGTGGAAACAACTGTGAAGTTGCCATCCATACCGTCACCCACATTGGCGACTGTTATCGCCTGCCCCATGAGAATCTCATTTGGTAGGAAAGTTTGCAAAACAACAACGTCTTGTAGGCGTTCGCGGAATGCAATCGATAAAACAGTCACGGCAGTGGGTTCCCTAGTTCGTCGTTATCAGACGAATGCAGCTTTGATGCTCTTGCTTGGGTCAATGACCTTCGCAGCAAAGTAGCCACGGAATGCAATTTGGCGTGAAAGCTGTGAAGGCTGTTCAACGCTGATGGCACCCTTTTGCTGTTCCCAGCACTCTATTCCTGTTGGGTCCATGATGACCATGTCAGTCGCGCCAAGGTTGCGGTCAACCACAAGACGAAGCCCAAAAGCAACGGCTGAATCTGAGCCGGGCGTCATGGTGCCGTATGCGTTCATAGGCCCAACCTGTGGGAATAACGGCCTGTCCGAACCGTCCACGAGCTGGCCCAAATACTGGAATATATTTGGAGACACAGCCAGAGCGGATGGCAAGTTGCCATTTGAACCCGTGAGGATGTCTGCAGCTGCTTGGTACATCCAACGAACCCATTCAGCAGGGTCTGTGATTGATGCGTTTGCAAAGTTGTTGCTGTTGGTTGTACCAGTTACAAGCTCTGAACAAGCGAGAAGGTCCGTACGGTCCGCATAAACGCGAGCCATGTCGTCCAACAAAGCGCCGAGAACTTCTGGCGAACTCCAGTCCATTGAAGCTTCTGAAAGCTCAACATATCCACCTTGGATTGTCTTGACGATTTGCACGTCATCAACAACAAAAGCCGAAGCTGTGATGGTGGTGTTCTGCGTTGCTGTTCCAATGCTGTTGTGTGTTGTTACAACTGGGCGAATAAAAATTGCGCCTGCTTGAGGCATGGCGCGAACGCCTGTTGCATCAATCAGAGGGCGACGGCCTTGGAAGTTGTTATATACGGGAGCCACGATTGGAGTCGGGACAATGCCGGGAATGTCAGAAGTAACCACGTCTGGAGCTGCAGCGCGAATGTTGTCATTCAGCTGTGCAAAGTCGTGACCACCGCGAACGAACGAGGCGATGTATTCAGCAGCTGACGGAAGTTTGAACTCACGCTTTGGGCCTGCAAAAATAAGTTGGGTAGGGACAGCAGCCTCAACTGCTTCTGGGGTTTCTTGTGTTGCCACTTCTGGGTTCTCCTCTGGAGTTGTTGGGGTGGGGTCTTGGGGTTCTGGGGCTTCGGCTGCAACTGCAACTTTGGCACCCTCGAAGGCACCGAACGGAAGCAATGAAAGCTCTGTCCAGTTACCTGCTTTTACAACCATTGTGCTTCCTTCGAAGCTGTAATCGGTTGGTTCTACTCCAACGGAAACTGAATCATAAAACTGACCGGGGCCAGCTTGTAGCAGTGTCTCGTTGGCGAGATTGGTGTCGTAGAGCGACGCTGAAAACAGCATGGCATCTGGGGTGGATACTCGTTCACTGACCATGCCTAATGGCTTGGTCATGTCGTGTCCGAGAATGAACTTAGGGTTTGCGCCGTCTGTGGGAAGCGAGCCGGGAAGGAACTTCACGCGCTGACCACCTGAGACAACTGCCTCAACATTCCATGGGATTGCAACACCTTCAACAACGCGTCTTGGCGTACCGTCTGGGTCTGCAGCATTGATGCTGAACAGTTGGGCTTGCAGTTCTATTTTCAAGAGTTGCTCATTTCTGCTGTGTCGGGGCTTGACATCGTTGAAGTGTCATCGCCCTCTGAGATGTATTCCGAAGTGTCCAAACGGACTTCACGCCCGCGGGGTAATGCGTAGGCGGAAAGAGTTTCACCTATGCAATCGATAACAGGCTTGGCTGCAAACTGGTACAAATCCTGCCGAGATTGCTGTGCATTGCTGTAGGTCATGCCTGTGACAGGAGCGCCGACAAGGTACTGAGGGATGTTGCAAAGGTTTGCAAGTTCAGTCATCTGATGGGTGCGAGCTTCGACAAGCTGCAACTTTGATGGGTCGGATGAGAACTCAGTCCAAGTCACCGATGAGTTGAGTGCGCCAATGGCATTGCGACGACGAGCCTGCGACCATGCTGAACACAGTTCGCCAAGTTCCTCTGAACTCATAGGCTCTGAACCATTGGTTTGCTGGAGATACCCAGCAGTGATTTCGTTAGATGCAAAGCGCATGGCTGCAGTGTCTAGACGGTTTGAAATCTCAATCGCTCGGGCACCCATTGAAAGCATTCCCTGTACTGGAGACAGGAACTGGATGATGTCGTTTGTGATGAGGGGTTGGCCTTGGAATGTCAGTTGGTTTGATTTGCCGTACCACAAAGGCCCGGGCATGTCCTCGCTCTGTACGTCTGCAGCTGGTAACCACTGGAAGGAAAGTGGCAGGCCAGTTGCCTGACTGCGTGAAGTGATAGCCCAGAATGCCCGCCCGTGAAAGAGGATGTCATCAGCAGTCCATGCAAGAATGAACTGTCGTGTCACATTGTTGTCGGGCCGTGACATCCAACTCTCACCGGGCAAATGTATTTCTTCGTATTCGTCGCCAGTCCACTGGTACGCATACTGCTGGAAAGGCAATGAGGAGACAAGCGAAACAATCAAGTCACGCGCTCTGGAAATCGTAGGGATGAGGATTGCCTGCTGACGCGCCCATGAACCTGTATACATCATGAAGTCGCTGGTGCCCGCCACGCCTGCAGCAGCCTTTATCGGCTCAGAAGCGAAAGCTGGTTTTGTGGTGCGAGTGAAAATCCCCATCACGCGGAGTCTTACACAAACAAGTTGCAAATGCAACTATCCTCGAGAATTACTCCGAAAATGCAAAACTAACTGTCTTTGTAATTTTGGGTTTGCCCTCTTGGGCGATGGCCCACACAGCTGCACGAACCAGTTCAATTGGCCCGGGAGAACGTGACGAACTAATCGCCATGATGCCGTTGTGCTTTACAAGCACTGCCCTGTTCATTTGCTCAACAAATATTGACTCTCCTGTGTGCCTGACTTGTCCTGATTGAATCATCGAACGAACCAACGTTGTCCAGCGCTGCAGCTCACGAGTCCCGACAAGGGTGGCATTGCCACGCACATTGGCTGGGAGATGAAGGTCAAGGCTGGCACCAATCGCCAAAGTCAGCCGGGGGTTTTCTTTTCGGCATTGTTCAACAGATGCCCACAGTTCCCGAAGGTTATCCACAATGAACTCCACAGTGACCAGCACCTGCTCACCTTTGGTCACAGCTCGCACACCCACGAAGCGATGGTCGTCTTGTGACGCTTCTATCGCCAATACACCATTTGGCGGGAGATTGCAAGCATCCCCATTGTTTTCCATCAACCCAATATCAAGCCATGATTTGTGGCCTGTAATCCACAGGTTGCAAGACGCTCGAAAGAAGCTTGCCATGTTCGGTGAATGTGACTCTTCCTCAATGGTGGACATTTCGAGCAAAGTTCCCAAAGCTGGGTTTGCATATTTCCACGCCTCTGGTGTCATCGGGTCAATGTTGCTCGGTGGGCTGTACTCAGCAAAGTACATCTTTGATTTGGTACCCATACCAATCTCAGACATTCCGCGTTCCCTCATGCGTTTCATAACGTGGGATTCTTCGGTGCCAGCAGTTGACCAGCACGAAAGCAACGGGTCGCGCCTAGCTCTCATTGTAGGAATTAGGGCATCGTCCACAGCCAAGGTGCTGCAATCGTACAGCTCGTCGATTACGACTAAGTCACAAGACAAACCCATTCCAGCAGAAGGCGTAGCTGCACGAACCAACCACCGGGTGCCATCAGGCATAGTCACCCCCTGACGCCCATAAGACTGAATTACTTTTGCCCCAAACTTTTCCTGCAACAACGGTGCAGTCGCATTGAACAACTCAGAAGCCAAGTCAAGACGGTGAGCCGTAGTCAACACAGTCTGAGGCGCACCCCTAAGCATTGGCATCCGAACAAGCCACCACATCACCAACACTTTTAACGCAAAAGACTTCCCGTTTTGACGGGCCACACTCACAAGCGACCTAGAGAACATCATCCGCCCAGCATCAGGATGCCCATCAGGAAACAACGAAAGTTGGTCACCCAAAACACGCAACTGCCAATCCATAAGTTCCACACCCATAACCTCGCGAGCAAACAAAGCTAAATCCCCCAGCAAAGCCCTATCCCCACTCTCCGTGTTCGTTTTAAGCCGTGGCATATCCAGCGCAATTTCAGCGCCATCCTGCGAAACCCTTATGTTCTTTGGTAAAGATACAGAAATGGATTCT